ACTCGTTCTTTTAAGAAGACTACTAAGATTGTTCTATTGGACGAAGCTGATGGTCTTTCTCCTGCTGCACAAGAAGCATTAAGAGGATATATCGAACAGTTTGCAAAGACTTGTAGATTTATTCTTACTTGTAACTATTTGTACAAGATTATTAAGCCTTTGAGAGAAGGTAGAACTCAGTATTTTGACTTCAATATGTCAAAGCCTGAATTTAAGCAAGAAATGATGCCTAAAATATATGCAAGATTGTCAGGTATCTTAAAGCATGAAAAAGTTGAATACGATGAAGATGTTTTGCCAGAATTGATAGAATCTTGTTATCCTTCAATTCGTAAGTTGATTACTTTGTGTCAAAAGTATTCAACAATGTATGGTAAGATTGATAAGGGTATTCTTCAGTTCAAGGCAATTGGTTCAGAATTTGACGATTTAGTCAAGAATAAGAAACTTACTGAAGCTAGAAACTACATTATTGCAAATGGTTTTTCACCTGCAGATGTTTTCAAACATTTGTTAGATGAATATGTTCCTCAAATGAATAATAAATATAGAGCACAAGCAATCATGATACTTGGTCAATGGGAACCACAATGTGCATTCTCAGCATTACCTGATTTGATGGTAGCATGTGCAATACTTGATATTATGAATTTGGAGATCTGATGCTTGACAACTTGAAAATGTCAGCAGAACAATTTATACTCGGACTCAAACACGGCGTGTACGTGTTTGTTTCTGATTCTTGTGAATTTTGTACAGAATATGCAAAATCACTTGAACTTGTAGAAAATTGTCATCTGCGTATTGTAGAATGTGCTACAGAAGCTGATAAGTCAGCAATCTATCAAATGACTGGTAGAACCGTTTTGCCACTTACTACAGCTTGGTACGATAATGAACTTCAATGGGTAGCACCTGGACAACTTTATTATGAAGAAGAAGATTCTGATCCACCTGCGCCTGAAGATTGGACTATCAATAAAGTCGTTAAGTATTTGAAAGAAACTTTTGGTGATAAACCTTTGACGCCAGAAGAAGTAGTAGAAAGAGTTAACATGATTAGAAAATATTGTGCTCCTGCTTACTACGTATTTCCTCCTAATACACCAGATGCTGTTAAGAAAAAGGTTTTTGAAAAGGCATTTGAACACAATGAAATGCCAGTCGATGTAGATACAATTATTGCAATTGATGGATTATCTGACAAAGATAAATACATCATGCTAAGATCCAATTACGCATACTTCAAATTGGTCATTTTTGATATTGCAAAGACTTCTGTTTATTCAGATATTGCAAATCAGTTGATTGCTGATTATTTTGACCATAAGAGAAAAACTGCTAGTTTTGAGATGAGGGATTTATGATTGAAATAGTTGCTACTACAGAAAAGAAAAATACAATCTTAGAAAATTTACATTACATTCACAATACGCAAAAGCTTGATAGCATGGCTAAGAAATACAATCATGCTATTGAAAAATTTTGTTTGCCATCTAATGAAAAGTATTTTTGTTTTAGACATGACGATTTAACGATTAACACTCCTATGGATGTTGTTCGTTATAAGCTTGATAAGTTGTTCGAAGATGGTAAAGTTGGTGTAGCTGGACTTATTGGTACTTACATTCTTGAATCTTCTTGTGTATGGTGGGTTCCTAATAGAGGTATTAATACTGCAGGTAGAATTATTCAAGGCTATCCTGATGGAACTACTGTTCCAATGAATGACTGGCCAGGTACTCATAGAGATCTTGCTACAGTAGATGGTTGTTGTTTGTTCATTAGCAGAAAGATGTTAGAAGCAGGTATTCGTTTTGACGAAAATCTCAAAAATTATCATTTCTATGATGCAGACATTTGTTGTCAAGCTCTTGCAAATGGATTTAACGTAGCAACAGTTGACATTGAAGCAATTCATAAGTCTACAGGTGCAGCTCCACAAGATATTGAACAGTATAGAAAAGTATTCTTCGATAAGTGGTCTGCAAAAATTGATAAATGGCCAATTAGTCTATATACTAAGTTCAAGTAATTTATTATATTATTATTATGACAATTTTTGATGTTTTAAATTCGATTGAGCTAGAAAAACAACCGTGGTGTGAACTGTCTGATGAATTTAAGAAAGCATACAGTCAGTTTATGCTGAATAGATTTGTTAGCAGCAAGAAGCAATATTTGCCAATTATTGCTAAACTTTCTACAATGAAACTTACAGATGAACAACATTATACATTCTTATGTTCTTTGATTAACAAGCAGAAGCATTATTTTGATTATAAAGCTTACAAAACAAAGAAAGATGTTAATGAAAATTCAATCAAAGCGATAATGAAAGAGTTCAATGTAAGTAAAAGAACTGCAAAAGCTTACATAGAATTACTTGGTGTAGCTGACACTAAAGCAATTACTGATAAATGGAAAGACTATTTAGAAGTATATAAATAATAAAAATGGTAATTATATGCAGTCATTAAAAGAATTTTTAGGTAGTCAAAAACAAAATAGAGATGCCCAATTGTTGGCAGATATTACTACAGATATTTCGAATTTTAGATTGAATGCGAATTTTAAGTTTGTAGATAATTTTCAGATTAAAATTGACGAAGATTCGTCTTATAAGATGTCATTGTATTTTGATACCTTGTCTGAGAAAGCACTTGGTTTGAATTGGTCTGGTGATGAAATTGCTGCTATTTCGTATTGGAGCGATTATTCTTCTACACCACAACAACCAACTAAAAATGTATTGTTTAATGAAGCTCTTACATTGAAAAATATCAAGCCAATTCTAAACGCAGTTTATGAAAGACTTCTTTCGTGCAAAGAAGATAAGAAATTGCTTGAAAATGTTGAATTTACAGATGGTGATTTACTTACTGAAGCAGAAAGTGATGAGAGCGATCCATATTTTGACGAAATGCAGGCTCTATTTGGTAATGCTTCTGCTATAAAGATGGGTTCTTCATCTAAGTCTACATCTTCCGATACAAAAGATAAAAATGCTGCAAAAACTACTACAAAAACTGCAAAATCTAATGTAGATTCTGAAAGAAATAGTACAGCTACAATCTATGCTGATCCAAAACACGTCTTCCAGGATTTGGAAGATTCAGTACGACAGCTTTGTAGAGGTGGTGCATTAAACGGTGTTTTGATTGCAGGTCCTGGTGGTACTGGTAAGTCTTACCATGTTGAAAAAGCATTTGAAGCAGAAGGTTTACAACCTGGTAAAGATTGGGTCAAATTTAAAGTTAGAATGACTCCTCCAGAAATTTACAAGACTTTGCTAAATAATTACGATAAGATTATCGTATTTGATGATTGTGATGAAGCTTTAACAAATAAGACTGCAGCAAACATCTTTAAGTCTGCTATTGATACTTATGAACATCGTACAGTTTCTTGGTTTAAGACAGATACGTTGAATACACAAGGTTTGCCAAACGAAGTTATCAAAGGTTTGGTAAATAATGATGCTAAGCACAGATTACCTTCGACTTTCGAATTTACTGGTGCTTGTATCTTCATTACAAATTTACCTTTGTACAAGATCGATAGCGCTTTGTTAACTCGTTGTGACGTTATTGACGTTACATTACGTCGTAATGATATTGGTGAAATCATTAAAAATCAGCTTGCTAATATCGAAATTCCAGTTCATCAACGTGCTACAGGTAAGACTGTCAACATTGGTACAAATGAAAAACTTAAACGAGAAGTTTTGGAATTTTTGCTATCAGATGAATACAAAAAGCACATGATGGCTCACGACATGCCTCTAAACTTCAGATTATTCAAGCTAGCATATACGTATGCGTACAATAATCCTGAATCTTGGAAGCGAAGAATGTTTAGTGTTATTCACTAAAAAATTTATTATATTTTCTATATTATTAGGAGTTACGTGATATGAAATTAAATGAAGATAAAATCCTTATTGAACCTATTACAGAAAAGACTATCGGCCGGAATCTTGGTTCCTGGTATTGGTAATCTTGGTTACATGGAATGTAAAGTCGTAGACGTCGGTCCAGGCCGTTACAATCCTTACGTTGACAAGGTTATTCCTCATGGACTTGCAAAGGGTGATAGAGTTCTAGTTAATCAGGGCGTTATCGCAAAACTTCCTCTTACCGTTGATGGTAAAAAGGTAAAGTGGAGCGTTGTTCCAGCTGCTGAATGCATTGGACCACTTGACGAAAATGAAACAGTTTAATAAGATTTACATTGTTTCAATCGCTGCAGTTATTCTATATGCTTGGCTACTTGGTGTAGCCGGCATATTCGGTAACGAAGTTTCTGAATTTACTCGTTTCTTATCAGTTTTCATACTGAAGTGGGGCGCAATAGTATTTGGTTTTGCACTTGCTATCTTTTTACCTATTCGTATTAACTCGGCTTTGAATCGTAATAAAGCGAAAGATGAAGAAGCCAAGAGAGCATACGAAGAAGCATTAGCTACTTTACGCGAACAAGAACGAGTTAGAAAAATGCGCGAAGAAGAAAAAATTAAAACAGCTCTTGCAAAGAGAGTAGAGGAAGAAAACGCTTATGAATAGTAATGAAGTTGAACACGAAAATACAGCAGTAAATCATCCAGAACATTATAATAAGAGTGATTCTGGTGTAGAAACTATCAAAATTGCTCGTTATTTAGATTTTGATTGTGGTAATGCTCTTAAGTATTTGATGCGCTTCAGATATAAGCAGAAGCCACGTGAAGATTTGGAAAAGGCAATTTGGTATTTAAAGGATAAGTACTGTAATACTGCTTTGACTAGTTCAGTTGATCGTTTAAATAGCTATATCAAAGTTCCTTATAACGAAGAAGTTTATCAGTTTATTCGTGCAGTAGTTAGAACAGAAAAGAACATTTACGTTCGTAATGCTATTACTTTGATCGCAGAATATGCTACATTTGGTGCTCCAATTTTTGTTGAACCTTATGATGTAATTTGCGAATTGGAAGATCACATTGATGATGTTTTGGAGGAAGAACGTAGTGTTAAACAAGCTGAACAAGTTAATCAGATGATGGAAGACGCTTGTAAACTATTTGCAGCAATTGAAAAATCTGACAGTAAAGAAACTCCTCAAGAAACTTGGGAAAAGTCTAAGCAAAATGGTGTTTTGAAGAGTTTGTATCATAATAGAAAGTCAGTATTTGACGATTTAAAGTCTGAATCTAACGCTGTAGATGTAGGATCTGATCGTCTTGTTGATTTGTTAATTGACAATAAGACTGGAAACGTAATTCCACTTGATGCAAAAATTGAGAGTATTACAGTTATTAAGCATGTTCCTTTTATGTTGAATGAACAATCTTATAAAGTGTTGAAAGACTTAACTAAGAATGATATTGAATTTAGTGCAGCAGCATACAATTATGCAACAAATATCTACGAACGAAGTGAACGCAAAAGGATTTCAGCTCCTGTTGAAGCTGAACAAATAGATGATCATAAAAACTGGTTAACTACAATGGCTGCGAAAACAGAAGTAAATCCTGAAACGTCGTACCAAAAAGACTAAATCGTAATACATTGTAATACAAGTTGTTTACACTTTCGATATATTTAATTATTTTAAATATATCGATTTTTATTTTTTGGATAATTATGCACAAGAAAAAACCAATTAAGATGCAACCACTTTTCAGAAGAGAAAAAGATGTTGCAAAATTGTTAACACAAAAAGATGGTTTGGAAAAACTAAAAGAATTTGCAAATATTACTGCGAAGATACAGAATAATGTAAATACAGCTGCAAAAGATCTGACTGACTGGCAGCTGAAAGCTTGTGCTATATTGCCAGAACAATATAAAAACAATCAAGATTTACTAAATGACATTACGGAGATAGTAGTAAAATATGAAATTAATAGTGAACAATCAGGAGTTAACTCCTAAAGACTTTACACGTTATATTGCGTGTAAAGTTATTGAAGATTTAGATACACATTTTGATGAATATGCAGCGGCAGCTTGGAAAGATTATGCTAATTTGTCAGACGTTGAAAAAGCGAAAGTTAACGAATGGAAGCATAAGGAAATTATTAAGCTTTACAAGTTTTTGAACAAGGATGGTTTTGATGAAGAAAGTAGCAGAGCATAAAGTAGTTGATTTTGTCGTACGGAAATAAGTATTTCAATACAAACTGTCAATCTTGCATTTGTACAGCAGTTGCTGACTCATTTGTAAAATTCACATATAATAACGTTGATTCGATAAAGTACCCTAAAATGATGTTCGCTCGGAGTTTATGCAGCGTTCAAGTTTGGTAGTCCATTCATTTTGTCAAATGAGATTAAACCAATCGTCGATAGTACCATCGAGCACAAACTCATCGGGGCCCGAAAAACACGTAATATATATTTTAGAATGAATTCAATTGGAGAGACTTATGTCAACATTTTCAAATCGCATTGCTAGAAAAAAGAAAACTGAAAATCCTGAAGTTAAACCAGAAACTACAGAAACAAAACCTGCTGAAGTTCCTGCAAAGCCTGAAAAAGAAAAAAAGGTTGCAGAACCTGAACAGCCAAAAGTACAACCTGTCGATAGCAGTAATCCAATGTTTGTTGCAGATGCATTGAACATTTTCATGGATAACTTCTTCGTAGGTCAACGCGCTATCTGGATTCTTGGTGAAATTGGTGATATTGACAGTACTGAAGCTATTCGTCAGCTTAACTACTGGAACGACGGTTCGAAGAAACCTGTTTATATTTTCTTGAATTCCCCTGGTGGTAATTGCGTAACATGTTTGTCTATTATTGATTCAATGAACGCATTAAAGGCAGCAGGACACATCGTTTATACAATTAACGTTGGTGCATGTTATTCCGCAGCTGCAACAATCTTTACAGCTGGTTCAAAAGGTTATCGTTATGCATATCCATCTTCTCGTTTGATGTTCCATCAGAGCAGATATTTTGGTTTGGATGCTGAACTCAAAGCAGACGATTTGGAATTGTTCAAGAAAGAACTTGAAATTTTCAATGCAAATGTGCTTAATTTAATCGCTGAAGCAACAGGTAAAACTAAGGCAGAAATTAAGACTTTGTTAGCTTCTGATACGTATATTTCAGCTCAGGAAGCCAAAAAGAAGAATATTGTGGACAAAATTAAAGTTTTGACACTACCATAAATAAAAAAACATATTTCGAAGGATATTATGTCTGATTTTTATGATTATTTGAATTGTGGTGGCAGAAAACAGCCAAGTTTACCAATTACAAACTCTCGTAGACCTGCGCCTCCACCTCCACCGCCAAAAGCTACTGCTACAAATTTGATTAACTCTGCAAACAGTAGAATTGAACAGGCAAAGCAAGCATTGTATGATAAGATTGATGTTTGTTGTGCACAATATGGCTTGTATGGCTTGCAGATTATTGAACAGGCTGTTACACAAAGTTTATCAGTAATGATTAATGGCGGTAATCTTGTTGCTCCGCAAAGACAGCCACAATACGCACCGCCTACGCCACCTCCTCCACAGGCTTATCAGCAGCCTTGGGGTTATAACGAAAGTTATCAGCAACCTCAAAGACAGCCTGCTAACTATGAAGAAGTAATAGCAGATAGCTTTATGAACAATCTTGGCGCAGTTATGGAAAATTGCGACAGAGAATTTGATAAGAAAGCTGAAGCTGATATGAAACAGCGTTTGTTTGAACAAAAGCAGTACGATATGATTGCTGCACAAAACAGAGCTATGCCACCTATCGATATCAACGAAACACTCGCAGCTCACGCTAATGACTTTGAAGTTACTAGTGAAGAGGATTTAAGATCGAATGTCTAAGACTGAAACAGAAGTTGATGTAGAAGGGATTGTAGAAGAAGCCTTTGCTAATGCGAAATTCCGTGTTCGCTTAGCAAATGGCCAAACTGTTATGTGTACAGTCGCAGGTAAAATGCGCAGAAACAAAAATAGGTTTATACGTGTTTTGCCTGATGATAAAGTACTAGTCGGTATATCAATTTATGATATGACGAAAGGCAGAATCAAGTATAGGTATAAGTAATGTTAGATTTAAATGCTTTAAAGAACGATCCATCGTGGTCAAAAATCCTTGAACAGTCCGTTGATACATGGGCTACTTATGAGAAGCCTCTTGATTACTCGGAATGGCCAATTGAGTGGATTAAACAGGTTCCAAAACCAGTTCGAGAAGGCAAACCTTACGATCGTATTGATTCTATTATGTTGACGAAATAGCATAAATATAATACATGACAGAGTTAGAACAATACGGTACAAAGTTATACAATGCGTTAACTGAATCGAATCCATTACTAATGTTGCGTAAAACAAGAAACGCAGCATTATTTGGAGTAACTGCAGCTGAAGCTAACTCTATTTTGACAGAAGCAGCAAAATACAATACAAAGCTTGCTGTTACTAATGCAGTTATTACTTCTGCAGTAGAATCTAACACACAAGCAAGAATTTTATCATATATGTGTCTAAAACAGTTAGCAGAACTGTATAGACACACTTATGCATTTAGACAAGGTTTAATTAACGAAAGATGTGAAGTTATCGAAGCTTTAGATAAATCTGCACAAACGAAGCTTACAAAACTGTCAAAATTCTTAAAAGAAAATGTTGTACCATTAATTCATGCTTTGAACATAACTGAATCTATCATGGTAAAGCAACATATTATGCGTAAAATTATTAACGTTTTAGATAAGGTGCAGTAATATGGTGGACGAACAAAAAGATTTTGACAAAGAATTTAATGCATTTGTTGCAGGTTTGAAAGCTGCTAAGCACATGCCACATCATCCACATCATCCACCTCCACCTCCTCCAGGTGATTGGTATGACGGCTATAATCATCAATTACCTCCGTCTAGACCTTTTCCACCTCCAAAACCACCTTGTCCAAATTGCACACCAAAGTCATTGGAAAAGTATGGTTTCGTACCTATTGTTGGTGGTAAATATTATACAGGCACAGGCAAAGCATGCTGCCCAGTAAAAGTTACAATTACAAAGATTCTAGCAAATGAAATACAATACAAGGATGCTGCTGGAACTGTACATTCAAAGACTTATCATGATTTTATGACATCTTCTTGGAGGGATAAATCGTTATAATGTTATTAAGTGAAGTATTACAATTAGATGAAGATTTTGGCATGGGAGTTGGTGCTCCTGTAGGTGTTGATCAGGGTATTCCTTATGGCGGAGATGGCAAAGCTGTTGTTCCTTGCTATATGGGAATGAATTCTAGATTCGGTGAAATTGGAAAGAAAGCTACTGGTTTCGGTAAGCTACTTTGGCCAAAACGTAGAAAGAAAAAGAAGGTTGCGAAGTTAAACATTTTCAAGTAGGTACGCTTGAATTATTCTGCAATTTATTGGCGAATTGTGAACAATGCTGTTAAACGTGAATATTCTGATGGCTACTATGAAATGCATCACATAATTCCAAGATCGGAAGGTGGTTCTAACAAAAAGTCAAATAAGGTTCGTTTAACTGCTAAAGAACACCATTTGTGTCACCTTTGCTTAATTAAGCTACGTAGATGTTTGAAATATTGTTTCAGACATTTAAGCATTCGTGAATACGTAAAAATGAAACAACTTGAACAAGCCAACTTATGATTGAAGATTATAGAAGTCAATTTCACAGCAGAAGTTTTGAACCTGTTTCAATTTTTAACAACGGGTATTTCTACACGTTTTACTATGAAGCAATTCATAAAGATAAATTTGTAGACAAAAATCCGTTCATTTTCTGTATTGGACCTTACGAACGTTTCACAAAGAAAGGTAAGTCAGTTAGACTTGAAAACATCATTGCTGGCTTAAATTTGCATCATTTGACAATTAGTGAACGTGAAAAGTTAGTGAATGAGCTAACTGCAAACTATTCATTATTGGAAGATGATGCTGCTCATATTTTGTCAGAAGAAACGCTCAACAAACTAGTACCAGGCGCCATTGATGCAGTAAGATATTATCATCTTGCGCACGTGTATGACTTACACAGACTTAGAAACAAATACGTACCATTTTATTTACGCGAACAAGGAAATATTATTGGTGCAACAGTCGATGAAGCAGCTTTGCGTCATGAATTTACTTCTGTTGAGTTTAAAAGCAGCGACCACTTATAAATATACTAAAAGGTTAGTTTATGATTAAGAATATATACTTGGATATGGATGGCGTACTATGCGACTTTAAGTCTGCAGTAGTAGATAAGCTAATCTATAATCCTACAAAGAATACTATT